TATGTTGGCAAGTCAGGTAAGGGCGTTCGCCGCTTCAACCTAACTTAATCAGTTAGAAACTAAGTCGCTCTAGGGGGTCAGTAGCCCTCTGACTCCCTAGAGTCTTTAGAAAGGATTGAAATGTCAGTCACAACCGTTGCTTCATTGAGAAGCACTCTCGGAGTGGGTACCTTGTATCCAGACGCGACCCTTCAATCTGTTTGTGATGCATCCGATGCAGTTCTTCTGCCGATGCTTTGGAATAACTACCAATTCAATTCGCATCATAGCAACACGACAACTGAGGGCACTTTGTATTTTGACACATATATCCAAGATGTGTTTTATGTAGGACAGTCAGTAGTGATCACCCACAATGGTTCCCCATTCAACGGAACAAAGACACTCACAGGAGTTGGTGAAGATTCAATAACATTTGCTGTAACTGGAAGTCCAACTGCAACAATAAAGCATGCAGTGGCCCCACTTGGTCAGGTAGCAGGTACAACAAATGTTGACTGGACTACCGATGCAGCAGTAATTCAAGCAAGTTTAATGATATCTGTTGAGATCTGGCAAGCATCTACCGCTACCCTTTCAGGCAGTAATCTTGTCGATTTCCAGCCAAGCCCTTACCGAATGTCAGCGCAGCTGCTCGCTAAGGTGCGAGGATTGATCGCACACGCACTAAGTCCTAATTCGATGGTGGGATAATGACTGTTGCTATTACACTACTTAGAACGACACTAGCCGAGGCTCTTCAAGACGATAGCAAGTATCAGGTTTTTGCATTTCCTCCAGCAACAGTTCTAGCCAATTCAGTTATTGTTACTCCGGATGATCCTTATCTGACTCCTAACAATAACCAGCACATAACTATTAGCCCGATGGCTAACTTTAAGATCATCATGACTGTGCCTTTGTTTGACAATGAAGGCAACCTCAACGGCATAGAAGATACTGTTTGTAGCGTGTTCGCTAAGCTTGCAGATTCATCTTTGACCTATAATGTAAGCGCGATCAGCGCACCTAGCGTTCTCAATGCTGCTTCGGGAGACCTTCTCAGCTGCGAGATGTCCGTCAATATCCTTACGAGTTGGAGTTAATATGTCCGAGTGGGAAAAAGAAAACGAAGCCTTCTTGATCAAGATCGGGCAGGTAGCACCAACAACAGCAAAGCCAGCAACTACAAAGAAAGAAGAGGAATAATCTCATGGCTGTATTTCTAAATAACAATGTGGGCGTGAAGATTAACTCTGTTGATCTTTCAGACCATGTTACAGCAGTAACACTTAACCGCGTATTTGATGAACTCGAAGTAACTGCAATGGGTGACTCAGCACACAAGTTCGTTAAGGGCTTGGAATCATCTACTGTCACAATCGACTTTCTGTCAGACTCAGCAGCAGCAAATGTCAATGCAACACTTCAGGCAGCATGGGGAACTACAGTCACAGCTGTATTCCTACAGACAAAGGGAACAGCAGTATCTGCTACAAACCCTCTATACACTGTGTCATTGTTGATCAACAACACAACAGACATCAACGGTGCTGTTGGTGACATTGGAGCACAAAGCATCACATTTACTGCTAATTCAACAATTGCAGTAGCAACAACAGGTTCATTCTAAACAACTAACAAAGGGGCAAACCATGGCAAAACTAAAGATCGTTCGACAAGATGGAAGCGTTATCGAAGGTGACATCACTCCAGCAGTGGAGTATGCATTTGAGCAATACGCTAAAAAGGGATTTCATAAGGCTTTCCGCGATGAGGAAAAGCAGTCGGATGTCTATTGGTTAGCTTGGGAAGTCACTCGCAGGTCAGGTGAAACTGTTAAGCCTTTTGGTATGGATTTCATTGAGACACTAAAAAGTGTCGAGGTGCTTGATTCAGACCCTTTAGCTTAAAGCGCGATCTTCCATTCACCTATCTAATTGCTCGGTTGAGCATTAGGTTGGGGATTGCGCCACAGCACTTATTAGAGCTAGATCCGACAATGCTTGAGGCTTTGTTACAGGGTCTTAAAGACGAAGCTAAGGAGGTCAGTGATGCAAGTAGAAATACAAGGAAACGCTGACTTCCGTAAGGCTTTACGCCGCTTTGCTCCTGATCTAGAAAAAACACTAAAGTCAGAGATGCGCAAAGCACTTGCCCCAGTTGCAAAAAAAGCAAGGGGTTTTGTGCCATCAAGTTCACCGCTTAGCGGTTGGGCTAATCGTTCATTTAATGAAGGCAATTTTCCGACATTTAATAGTGCAACAATTAAATCCAAGATTGGCTATACAACTTCTGTCAGTAAAGTCAATTCAAAGGGATTTTCTTCAATGGCGAGTCTTTACAATAATTCTCGCGCAGGTGCAATTTATGAAAGTGCTGGCCGTAATGGAGCGCAAGGTCAACCTTGGGTTGGCCCTAATGGCCCAGCAGGACATAAGTTTTCACATTCTAGAAATCCTAAAGCTGGAGAACAGTTTATTGGTGCAATGCCAGAATTGACTGGAAGCCTAAAAGGCAGAGGTCGTTTGATTTTTAAAGCATGGGCTCAAAACAAAGGCCTTGCAGAAGGTGCTGTTCGCAAGGCTATTTCCAAGGCTGAGATTGAACTAGCTGCTAGATCTAAGGCTGGAAAACTTAGGAGAGTTGCATGAAGTATTTTGAAGAAATTCAAATTGGTTCTAAGTTTGATGCAAAAGGATTTAAGCAAGCTGAAACAGCATTAGGACGGTTATCCGGTAGTGCCGCTAAATTAGCAAAAGGTTTTGGTTTGGCTTTTGGGGCAGCTGCAGTTGCTCATTTTGCAAAGCAATCTGTTAAAGCTTTTGCTGAAGATGAAAAAGCATCTGTCAAATTATTAAAAGCAGTTGATAATCTAGGCATGGGTTTTGAACAAACTCGCATAACCAATTTTATAGCAGATCTTGAGAAGTCTGCCGCTGTTGCAGATGATGTTTTGAGGCCAGCTTTTCAATCTCTATTGACTACCACTGGATCAGTAACAAAGTCTCAAGATTTACTCAAACTTGCATTAGATATAAGCGCGGGTAGCGGCGAAGATTTAGCGACTGTTTCAGGTGATTTAGCAGCTGCATATGTAGGCCAGACTAAAGGCTTAAGTAAGTATGCACTTGGTTTGAGCAAAACAGAATTATCTACAATGGGTTTTGCTGCAATACAAGACAAATTAAACACTCAATTTTCTGGTCAAAACGCGGCTCGTCTGGATACCTATCAAGGCAAGATTGATACCCTTAATGTTGCATACGGCAATATGCAGGAAACTATTGGTAAAGGATTACTTGACTCATTTGAGTTATTAGCTGGGGATGCTGGTATCAGTGGCGCAGCTAGTGCCATGGCAGATTTTGCAGATTTCACCAGTAACGCTATCTACGGACTTTCAACTCTTGCTAATATAAAAGTAGGTAGTTCAAAAACTTCTCTTATTGGGATGCTATTTGGTCCAATTAAAGACTCACTTGTTGCAGGGCCTTTAGGAGCGTTATCTCGCTTAGGAGCAAAAGCACAGGAAGCCAAAAGACTAGCAACTCCAATTGCTAAAAATGCGGACGGTACTCCTGTAACAATTGCTAAATCAAACGCGGATATATTACGAGCTAAATTTGAAAAAGAAGCAGCAGCTAGAGCTAAAGCATTAGCAGACATGCAGCGCAAGAATTTGAAGGTATCTCAAGAGTCAGCAAAACTAGCCAAGGCTAAGGCCATCTTTGACTTACAGAAGATCCAAATTGAGGCAGCCCTAAAGGGTAAAATCACAGATGAAGAGCGCATTCGCTTAAAGCTGATGCAAGCCATTGAAGAAGAAAACATTACTCAAATTGAGAAGTACACAAAGTTGCTAGATGAGGCTCAAAAGAAAACTATTGAGCTAAGAGATGTTCTTAAGGCTGACTCTCCATTTGCTTCATGGCTAACTGGTATCAATCAAGTATTAACTGGGATGTTCTCAATTGGTTCTCAAATCCAAGCCAATGGGCGCGAATGGTCATCTTATGCTAATCAGGTTGCTAGTACTACGATCCAGTCTAATGGCCGTGAGTTCAGTTCATCTTTCAGCCCTTCAGCAACTGCACCTGTCTCAGGCACTTCAAACGCTGGCACTGTCAATGTAACAGTCAATGCAGGTGTTGGAGATCCAGAGGCTATTGCTAGAGTTATTGAAGATACGCTAAGGCAGTCAAGGTATCGCGGCACAGGTGGATTGTTCACAGTATGACATGGAATCCAGATTGGCGCATCACTGTTGGCACTACTGTCTATAACAATGTGCAGCAGGTTAACCTCACTGTAGGTCGAATAGACATTGACCGTCAATGTCAAGCAGGTTATGCTCGTATGGACATTGTGAATACAGGCACTACGCCATTTGATATAGATGTAACAGATGCACTTAAACTAGAGGTAAAAGACTCAACCGGCACTTATGTCGATGTATTCGGTGGCGAGGTCTCAGACTTCTCCATCTCAGCTCGTAGTCCAGATGAAACAGGGTTCTTAACGATTGGCTCTGTCTTGGCTGTTGGCCAACTGGCTAAATTACCGAAGGCTCTATGGTCAGGTGCATTAACGCAAGGTTTAGATGGTGCACAGTTAACAACTATCTTCGCAAGCCTTACCTCTTTGACCACAGGCGAGGTCGATGCTGGTCGCTATGACATGATTGCTCGCACCGCTGATCCGATAGTCATGTCGGACATTGTGACCCTTATTGCAGATAGCGGCATAGGCCAGATCTATGAAGACAAACTGGGTCGAGTCTGTTTTGCAGATGCAGATCACCGGACTGTTTATCTTGAAACTTACGGTTACACAGACCTAGATGCCAACTACGCATATCCTTCAAGCATTAAGTCAATTCTACAGATTGGCAAAATCCGAAACTCTCTGACTGCTGACTACAACAATAACTATAGTTCAACCCTGACAAGCACAGATGCTACATCTATTACTACTTATGGACTATTCGCTAAGAAATTCCAGTCAAATGTCAAACAGACATCAGACATGACGGACATCCTGACAAGAGACTTAGCTCTTAGAGCTGACCCTCGTACTCAACTAGATTCAGTTACTTTCAGACTTGATGATCCTTCTATGCCAGATGCGATGAGAGATGATCTCATTAACATATTCTTTGGTGAGCCAATCCTTTTGACTAACCTGCCGGCCAATATCCTCAATGGTGAGTTTGGTGGCTTTGTCGAGGGATGGACTATGAGTGCTACGCCTTCAAGGGTTGACCTTAAGATCTATGCAAGTCCGGTTGAGTTCTCCATTGTGCCGCCACAATGGGATACAGTCACACCGGCCTCACTTATTTGGACAGGTGTAAATGCTACACTTATGTGGCAAGATGCGAATGGAGCACTGGTATAATGGCAACGACTACTTATTGGGGTTGGGATACTCCCGACAACACTGACCTCGTAAAAAATGGGGCTTTAGCAATTCGGACATTGGGTTCGGATGCGGATGTAACAGTTCAAGATAACTTTATTGCACAGACTATGGGAGCATACTAATGGCCAATACAGCTAAAGCATTATTTCGTGGGGCAGCCACAACTACTACAACGACAACGCTGTACACAGTGCCAGCCAGTACGACCGCCATTGTCACCAACATTGTCGTCACTAATACTGGCTCTAGCAGCTACACTTTTACTTTAAGCCTAGATAGTATTGCTATCCACACAACTACAACTATTGCAGCCAACTCAACGATCTACATCGACCTTAAGCAAGTCTTAACTACTACTAAGACCATTAAAGGTGGAGCATCTAACACAGCTGTTAACTTCCACATCTCAGGGATGGAGATCGCGTAATGGGTGCTTCAGTAATTCCAGCAGCATCGACTGCTCAGGCTAACTGGGTTGAACTAGCATCGGCAACACCGACTTCAGGCTCGACTGTTTCATTTACTGGATTGACCGAGTATCGCAATTATAAAGTGTCATATTATAACTTGTTTACAACTGGTGGAACGAATATGCTTTTAAGATTCAATAACGATAACAACCTCGTTTATGCATGGATAACTCAGGGAGACTCCGGTAGTGTTAATTCTTCGGCCTACGCCAGTTCATTCCCAGTTCATCCAAGTGTCACTGATACCGATGGCGCATCTGGTGTGATTACGATTGCGGATGCTAACCAAGTCATTAAAAATACTACTTACTACGCAACTAAAAACGGCACTGGCACAGATGCCATTAACGGCCAAGCCTTTTGGAATAATACAGCCGTTATCAATCGCATGGATTTCATCATAAGCTCTGTGACTTTTACAGGCGGAACATTTAAGGTCTATGGCTCAAACTAATGAAGCCACGCCTGAGTAAAGCTGCTATTCAATTAAGAGAGCAGATAGATGATACTTACCCAAGTCGTTTGCGCGATTCCGATGGGTGGATCGGTGATCTCCGACACTCTTCGCGCGAGTCTGACCACAATCCAGATGCTCAAGGATGGGTTCGTGCCATCGACATCGATGCTGATCTCGCTGGAAAACCAAAGCCAGAACTCATGCCAGATCTTGTTGATCAGATTCGACTCTTATGCAAGTCTGGTGCTGAGAAAAGAATTGCCTACATTATTTTCAACGGAAAGATCTGCTCCCCTATCCTTAGATGGAAGTTCCGCAATTACACCGGAATTAACAAACACAACAAACACGCTCATTTTAGCTTTAAGAAAGAAGCTGATAATGATGGGGCTTTTTTTCAGATACCTATGCTAGGAGGCACACATGACAGCGGCAACTAATAACTTTGTGATCGACCAAGGTGCTAACTGGTTTGTTACCTTTGTCTATAAGGATTCAGCAGGTACAGCCATTAACCTAACTGGCTACACAGCAGCTCTACAGATCCGCGATACCTATGCAGACTCTACGACTGACCTATCTCTCACATCTCCTAGCGGTGGTATCACCATCACTGCCGCTACTGGCACTATTGCTGTGACTGCTACAGCTGCACAGACTGGGGCTATTGCTGCTGGTAACTATGTCTATGATTTAGAGATCACAAGTGCGGCAGGAGTAGTAACTCGTCTAGTGCAGGGCAAGATCAGTCTTAGCCCACAGGTAACTCGATGAGCGATATTATCCAGATTACCGAGGATGTAACCAATGTAACGGTTACTGAGGCCGTCACTATTGTCTCTATAGCAAGTGATGGCCCACAAGGCCCGATAGGCCCTACAGGCCCTTCTGGAGGCGTTACAGGGGCAACTGGACAGACTGGGGCAGGCAACACAGGAGCAACCGGCAACACAGGTGCTACAGGCGTTACAGGCAATACTGGCATGACTGGTCCGACAGGAGCAACCGGAACAACGGGTGCAACTGGTGCGACCGGATCTACAGGCATGACAGGTGCAACCGGCGCAGGAGTTACCGGAGCGACTGGTGCAGCAGGAGCCACAGGTGCTACTGGTGCGGCAGGTGCAGCCGGAGCAACAGGTAATACAGGAACTCAAGGCAATACAGGCAACACAGGAGCCGCTTCTACTGTGGCAGGCAATACCGGTAATACCGGTAACACAGGTGCAACAGGCGCAGCTTCAACAGTTGCAGGCAATACCGGAGCAACTGGCCCAGCGGGAACTAACGGCGCGACAGGTGCAAGAGGGACAACCGGTGCTGATGGAGCAACTGGAGCCACTGGCAGTAATGGATCTAACGGCGCGACAGGTGCAACAGGTACTAATGGATCTAACGGCGCGACAGGTGCAACAGGTGCAACAGGTGCAACAGGTGCCGCATCAGCAGATGACTCAGATCAAAACATATTAGCCAACCAGATATTTGGATAGGGGAAAACAATGGCAACTTTCACAAAGGTAGTTTTATCAGGCAGCACGAACGGTAAAGCAATTAAGGTTGCTGCTACCACATCTGGCAGTGCTGGTACAACTATCCACGCAACTGGCACATCATCTTCAATCATTGATGAAGTTTGGCTCTATGCTTACAACTCATCATCTGCTGCTATTGTTTTAACTATTCAATGGGGTGGTGTAACTGCCGTAGATAACGAAACAAAGATTTCCATACCAGCAACAACAGGTTTAACTCTTGTTATTCCTGGACTAATTATTACTGGTACTGGCAGTGCTGCTAACACAATCGCTGCTTATGCTGGTACTACAAATGTAGTAACTGTTTCAGGTTATGTGAATAGGATTTCCTAATGGCTAATCCATTACGCAGGATGGTTTCATCTAGTCAGGTGTCAGGATGGTTTCCTAATACTTCAACTTTAACTGTACCTTCGCGCAATTCTGCACTTCCAAATGATGTCAATTTTTTGGTAATTGCAGGCGGTGGCGGTGGAAATGGAACAGTCGGAGGCGGAGGGGGTGCTGGCGGTTATCGTTGTTCAGTATTTGGTGAGTCATCAGGTGGTGGTGCTAGTGCTGAACTTGCTATAACAGTTGTTCTAGGAACAAATTACACAGTTACTGTTGGTGGAGGTGGTGGAAATAATGCCAATGGTAGTAATTCCGTTTTTGCAACCGTTACAAGTACTGGCGGCGGTAAAGGTGCGGATTATGGCAATTCAGGTACAACTGGCGGAGCAGGTGGTGGAGCAGGTGGTGCAGCTAGCACAAACGGCGGTGCTGGAACAAGCTCTCAAGGTTATGCAGGAGGTTCTACTGTAACTCGTCAAGGTGGCGGCGCAGGTGGAGGCGGCGCAGGTGGAGTAGGTTCAACTAATACATCACTCGCAGCTGGCGCAGGTGGTGCTGGTTTAAGTTCATCAATAACTGGGACAGCTGTAGCAAGAGCTGGTGGCGGTGGCGGTGGCGCAGATAGAGGAGTTATCTATTCAGGTGGTACGGCAACATCGGGTGGTGGTGCAGGTGGAACTGGCAGCACATCGCCTGTAAATGGCACTGCTGGAACAGTAAATACGGGCGGTGGTGGCGGTGGCGGAAATGCAGCAGACCCAGCCGGAGCAGGAAGTGGTGGTTCTGGTGGTTCAGGCATTGTCATCCTTAAATACGCTGATATATACACGATAACAATCGGTTCAGGTTTAACAGGTTCAACACCTGCCGCATCAGGAGGATTTAAGGTGACAACAATTACTGCTGGCACAGGAAATGTGAGTTGGGCATAATGGCACATTACGCTTTTTTATCAGGCAACACAGTTGTAGAAGTCATTACAGGCATTGACGAAACAGAACTTATCGAAGGTCTATCCCCTGAAGAATGGTACTCAAACTTTAGAGGGCAACGCTGCGTCCGTACTTCATACAATGGCAACATTCGTGGCAAGTACGCAGCTATAGGCGATATGTATGATGAAGTGACAGACACATTTATTTCACCAATCTACCCAAAGGAGCAAGATGAAGAATCCACTAGTCCTAGCAGCAGGAGCATTCTTAGCCGCTTGGTCGGCAAGTAACTTTAACCTCGACTACCGAGCAATCCTATTCGCAGTACTCTCCGGAGTGTTCGGATATGCCACACCTAAACGGTAATGACTGCAATGGACATGGCGGCTCTTGCTGTTGCTGCTACGACCGTTATTGGTTCATTTATTGGCTCGGTGCGATGGTTGGTAAAGCATTACCTAGCAGAGTTAAAGCCCAACGGTGGAAGCTCGATGAACGATCGAATGACTAGACTTGAAGCGCGTGTCGAAACTGTAATTCAGCTCTTAGAGAGGTAACAATTATCTCATGGCAAAGAAAAAGGTTATCGATTTAGATACCTACAGCGCACTCGATGCATGGGCTATCAGCTTGCAGGAGATGTATCGAGCACTACGCAGGGCAGGCTTTGATGTCGAATTAGCATTGGCAATCATCGTTGAACCTATGTCGTATCCGCGTTGGATTTTGCCAGATCCAGTCTTGCCAGACAGGCTAGGCGATTACGAAGATGAGGATGATGACTAAACAACGCTATCTGGTGATCTCGGATTTACAAATCCCCTATCATCATGAGCAAGCAGTTAAGAATCTGATCAAGTTAGTCAAGCGAGAGAAGTTTGACCTCGTACTCAATACCGGTGATGAATTGGATATGCAATCACAGTCCAAGTGGGCTAAGGGAACACACCTAGAATATGAGGGTCAATTAGATGCCGATAGAAGTCTGGCTCAAAACATCCTTTGGGATCTCAAGACAACCGACATTACAAGATCCAACCATACCGATCGTTTGTACCACACTCTCGTTAGAGGAGCTCCTAGTCTCATCGGACTTCCAGAACTCGAATACTCCCGCTTTATGGATTTCGCAGGACTGGGGATACGCTTTCATAAGAAGCCGTTCGAGTTCCATAGAGGCTGGGTCTTAGTCCATGGCGATGAAGGATCGATGAACTCTAATGCCGGACTTACAGCTCTTGGCTTGGCTAAGAAGTTTGGCAAATCTGTAGTCTGTGGACACACGCACAGAGCAGGCATATCAGCCTATACAGAGGGTCTAGGAGCCTCATACAGGACTTTGTGGGGCGTAGAGGCAGGTAATGTCATGGATAAGAAGAAAGCCTCCTATTTGAAGGCTGGAGCCGCTAATTGGCAGATGAGCGTGGCAGTCATCGAGACTCATGGAAACCATGTCAGTCCAATGCTTGTGCCGATTAACAAAGATGGATCATTCACATTGTACGGGAAGTTGTACCAGTAAATCGTTATCGTTTCGTTATCTAAATATCCCCAATAAGTCTGATCCGGATGTCACACTAATCCCAACAGCAAGAGTTGCTGGAAAGGGAGCAGGATGACAATACAAGAAAAAGCACTAGCTCTGTGTTTTATTGGGCTTATATTCTCAATGACACTCATAGCCATAGATGCTTACAGGACTGGACATGAACGCGGACTTCGGGAAGGATGGCACCGAGGAAGAGCCGTCAATCGTCAGGAGTTTTGGGAAGAATGAAAGTAAATGAAATCTTACAGTCAGCCACAGACACAATTAGCAATCGTGGTCTTTTATACGGTCATCCTGCGGATAACCTGCAACACAC